AAAAGATGCGTGAGATTATTAGCGACAAGTTAAAGAATCTTGCAGTAGAGATGGGCGAAGCGGCATCATTAGAAGAACAACAGAAACTACAAGCTCTTATACTTACACTACTTAACTTTAACGCAGGATTTAATAGTTACAATACACAGCTACTTGTAGATGGTATTTTTTATGAAGACAAGGGTATATACTTAGACAAAGACATACCTGATAATAAAAGAGGCTTGAGAAACGGACTAGCCAACGAAATATTACATAACAAACTAATGGATTTACAATGGCAGAAGTAGAGTATGGTGGTATTAAAGTAGGTGGTAGTAAAGCTCTATTGCTTATTCCGTTATTAGGAACAATTATTGGTGGTCTGTGGGGTGGCTTTGAAGTCTACCAAAGATACCTAGATATGGAAGCAAAGATAGCTTCTTATACTGCACCTGACCTTACAGGTATAGAACAAGAGTTAGCAGTAATAGAAGAAACTTTAATAAGTGTAAGTGAGTCAGTTGAGTTAGCTAGAGATTATACTAGAACAATCAAGAATGATTTAAAAGATGACCTAGCTAGACAAGAAGCACTTATGGAAAGGCTAGAGGATAAAGTCAATTCTTCTCAAGATGAGATAGATGAGACTATTGACACAGCCGAAGAAAGGTTTGATGCAAGACGAGATGCTTTGTATTCAGACACAGATAGAAAGATAAAAGAAGTAGAAGAAAGAGTTAACGCTAAACTGCAAAGAGCGTTAGATAACCCACTAGCAAACTAAGGAGAAAGCTATGCCATACGGTAAAGGTACATACGGTAAGAAAAGAGGACGTCCACCTATGAAGAAAAAAGGAAAGAAAAAATAATGCCGGCTAAAAAAGACCCAAGACTGGCTAGAGCAGGTGTATCAGGTTATAACAAACCAAAGCGTACACCTAGTCACAAAACTAAAAGTCACGTTGTTGTCGCTAAGTCAGGAAGACAAGTTAAGACTATTCGTTTTGGTCAGCAAGGTAAAACTGGCGACAGAACTAATACTGCGAGGTCTAGGTCTTTTAAAGCTAGACACGCTAAGAATATAGCTAAAGGACCAATGAGTGCTGCTTATTGGGCTAACAAAGTAAAGTGGTAACTTATGGAAGAAAGAATAGCTAGAATGGAAAAGACATTAGACAAACACAGCTCACAAATAAGTAAATTATTTAGTAGAGTTGATGACACTAATGCTTGTATCCAAAAGATTATGAACACATTAAATCAAATTAGATGGACATTCTTTGGAGCTTTGGGTTACTACGCAATCTCAGAGATAGGACTACTAGGAGCATTTAAAGTATTATGATAGCATTTTTAACTAATGTAGCACCGATAGCTTTAGGCTTTGTTGCTAAGTTGTTTGCACTTAAAAGCCAAGCAGCTCAAGAAAACCAAAAACTAATGATAGAGTCTTTACAAGTGCGTAACGATTCTATCAATATGGCTAGAGATAGGGCAGACAAAGAAAGCCCTATGGCTGCATTAAACAGACGTGTAATTATATTCGTTATACTAGCTTTAATTATATTTACACAAGTAGCCCCAGTATTCTTTAACGTACCTACAGTAATACCTACTGTAATAGAAGGAGCGAGCATACTTGGATTTGAGCTGACACCTGACACAATAGAATATGTAACTGTACAAGCAGGAGCAGTTCTTAAGTTTGATGAAGTGTTTGCTTGGGCAACTATGATTATAGAGTTCTATTTTGGTGCTCAATTAGCCAAGGGGAAGTAAATGACATATAGAGAAATTATTAATAGTGTTTTAAGAAGGTTAAGAGAAGATACTATAGACTCTGACTGGTCAGGTAACTTATACGATTCTGTATCTGTATCTGATTATCAGAAACTAATTGGAGAGTTAGTAAATGATTCTAAAAAGAATGTAGAGTCTTATCACGACTGGAACGCACTAAGAGAGACATTTAATATTAAAACACAAGCAGGCAATATGCAATATACTTTAGGTGATGCTACTAGAGGTGCAGGTGTGTCTTTTAAAGTGTTAGACGTTATATGTCAAGATACTGGACAAGTATTGGAGCAAGTACCAAATGATTGGCTTAACGAAGCTGTATTTCCTTTGTCCCAAGCAGCTAGTGGTAAGCCTACTAAATATGCTTTTAATGGAGTAGCTCAAGCAGGTGTCAACAGAGAACCTGATTTTAACATTGACTTATATCCTGTTCCTGACTCTATACAGACTATATCTGTAAATATTGTAGGTGCTCAAAAAGAATTATCTACAGCATCACAAGTATTAAGAGTTCCTTCACAGCCTGTAATTCTTGGAGCTTGGGCTCGTGCTATTGCAGAAAGAGGAGAGGACGGAGGAAGTATTTCTAGTGCTGTTGCGGCAGAAGCTAGAGACTCTTTAAACCTTGCGGTACAATTAGACGCAGGTAATATGGAATACGAAAGAGATTGGACAGTAGTATAATATGGCACTAGAATCTAAGCAGATACAGGCTATACCTTTAGACACTATTGGTATTGACGGTATAGATACTCAGACAACTGCTACTGCTTTAGGACCTAATTGGTTTACTAAAGCAGATAACATTGTCTATACTGAAGGCGGTAAAGTAGCTTTTCGTAAAGGTCTGAAACAAAAGACACTAAACGGTGGAGCTAAAGTTGGTTCTTTGGTAGAACACTTTGATGGTACTAACCATAAAGTATTTGCCGGTGTAGGTACTAATATGTATGAGGTAGATTTATCAGATAAAGACAATGCGTGGATTAACGCTTTTGCTACTGGTGCTTCTTCTTCTGATTGGCAGTTTAGTAACTTTAATAATGAATTATTTGTATCTCAGTACGATTCAGACCCTTTAAGATATGCTAGTAGCACTTGGTCTAAATTAAAAGATACTTCGGGATATACAGCACCACACGGAATAACAACATTTGACCCTAGTTGTATGATGGGTTTTTATGGAAGAATGTGGGCTGGAGGAATAACAGAAGAAGACGATGTATTGTTTTATTCTAAGCTGTTAGATGGTCATAAATGGGGAGCTTCTGATGGCGGTGCTATAGATTTAAAATCTGTATGGGGTCACGACAGTATTGTAGCTATACACCCTTTTGCAGGTAAGTTAGTTATTTTTGGTAAAGAGAATATTGCTATATATAACGACCCTGACACAATAGCTAATATAGCATTAGATGAAGTAATTAGAGGGATAGGTTGTGTATCTAGAGATTCTATACAAAGTATCGGAGATGATTTATACTTTTTGTCGGATACTGGTGTTAGGTCTTTATTTAGAACTACTCAGCTAGACAAATTACCTCTAACAGAAAAGTCTATAACAATTAAAGATGAACTGATAGCTAACATTAATGGAAGTACAAATGTTAAGTCAGCATTTATGTTAAATGAGGGTTTATACTTACTTTCTTTTGTAGATAGAAATGTTACATATGTTTTTGACACTACATATAAGACAGCTAAAGAAACTCCTAGAATAACTAAATGGCACTTTACAGACAGTAGAGAACCCGCTAGTATGTCTTATACAGAAACTTATGGTCTACTGGTAGGACAGCAGTCAGGAAGGGTTGCTACTTATGAAGGTTATTATGATGTAGATTATAGCGGCTCTAATGTATATACTTATAATAGTTATACTACTGCATTTGCTACAGCAGAGCTAGATTTAGGACAGGGAGTACAAGCGTCTATCTTAAAAAAATTGATTATGGTAATTGCCGGAGGTCAAGGCACAGACGTAGGAATAAGACTATATAAAGACTTTGAGACTACACCTAAAATATCTCCTACATTTAAACTTAATCCTACACTAAGCGGTGAACCTTCGTACTGGGGAAAAGCGGCGGCTTTGTACGGAGCTGCTAAGTATGCTCCTATACACGGATATAAAGAGCGCTCAGTTCCACTATCCGGAAATGCTAAATACATAAGAATAGAGTGGGACGCAGTAACAAAAGGATACAAAGCATCACTACAATCAATATCATTATTATTTAAACAAGGTAAAACATTATGAGTAACTATACAATAGCGGTAGGCTGGTCAGGGAAAGATGCCTTAGCTGACACAGACCCCGGAAAAGTAATATCAGGTGCTGACTTTGATACTGAGTTCACAGCAGTAAGAACAGCACTTAATTCTAAGGCAGATGCAAACGGTAGTTCATCAGAGAACTTTACTTGTAACGCATTAACGGCTACTACAGGGACTGTTGGCGGTGAGGCTATAGTTACTATAGATACACCACAAACATTCACTAAAGCGCATCCTACGGCTTCTGAGACAGTAACATTAGCATCAGACCAAACAGCTAACTTACTAAATGCAAATGTGTTTGTTGTTAGTGTACAAGGAAATCATACACTTAATGTATCTAATATGACGTCAGGTGTAGAGGCTTCTTTCTTAATAAAAAATACTGGTGCTTATGATGTTACATTCAGTAGTGACTTTTCTTTTGTAGGTGGTAACAATCCTACTATTACATCAGGTAACGGTAAAGTAGACTTAGTTAGATGTGTGTCAGACGGCACAAAGATGTATTGTAATATAGCACAAAACTTAACATAAGGAAAAAATATGGCTGGTTTTTTTGGTACAAGCTGGGATTTAGGGAATAGTTTTAATTCTCCTTCAGTAGGTAATAATGTAATAGGTGGTAATTTATCTACAGAGATAACACCGCGACCGGGAAGTCAAGGTCCTACTGATACAGCCTCTATGCTAAATCTTTGGGGAGCTCCTACTGGATATACAGGACCGTCACAACAGCAAGGCGGTATGTTTAATCCTTATGCGGCTATTGGCGGTGGTTTTTATAATCCATATCAGTTCGGTCAAGTTCAGTATGGTACTCAATACGGTGGTGGACAGATGCCTTGGTGGATGAATTATAATTTGTTCCAACAACAGCAACAACCTATGAGTCCTGTAGCAAGTCAACCACAATTACAGACGCCATCTAGACCTCAAGGTACTGGACCTGACGGTAAAGATTTAACTTATGATGAGACTATAAAGTATTTTGGTTTATATGATGATGCTGAGTCAGCTTTAGCTGCGGGAGATAAACAAGCGGCATATAGAAAAGACCATATGCAATGGAGAAGTGGTACAGGACCTTATGCAGGTCAAGGACCGGGAGAAGGTTCATATCCGGGTCGTCCTGAATTAGGAATTGCCGGAGATGAGCAAAGAATGGCTGACCTTATGGGATTCCCTAGTGCTTTAGTAGATAGAGTTAAAGGTCTATTTACAGGTTCTGAAGGTAATGAAGTAATTGGAGCTCAAATTCCACCTATGCTTCAGGCAGGTCAAACTCAACCTTTTGGTCCTAGTACAATTCAGTATGGTCCTCAAAATATACGTCGATATGACTCAGATAATGTAGAAATGGCTTTAGCGAGTGGGGACTTAGACCCTAACAGGGTAGAGGTTGTACCTCCTCAAGATTGGAGAATACGTTATCCTGAAACACAAAGAGATTATAACAAGGCTTTTGAAAGAGCAGAAAATTTATTTACTATTCCATCAGGCGCTAATTATTTTCAAGAAGCTGGACCACAAAGCGCACTACCTACACCACAGTTTTTACCTGACGATAGAATGATTATACGTAGCTATTATAATTATCCTACAGCAGATTACTCTGCAGATAGTAGATTTCAACCTATGGGACTAACTAGCGCTTTAGATAATTATAAAGCTATGCTAAACATAGAAGATAAATTTACTGGGGAACAAGTAAGTCCGTTTGGAATGACTCAAGACGGAATGACAGTTCCTGTATTTCCTAATATATTTGAGGATATGAGAGATACTTCGCTAGTAGATAATTTTGCAGCCGAAGAAGTAAGAAAAGCAGAAGAAGCTAAGAGAGCTAAAGAAGCTGAAGATGCTAGGAAAGCTGCTGAAGCTGCGGCAGAAAAAGAGAGGCAAGCGGCGGCGGCACAAAGACGTATGAATGATAAATATGAAACTGGTTATGTAGCGCCTAATATATTTACTAGTGGTCCTTCAAGAAGAGGCTCTAGAGGTGGAAGGAGAAGAAAATAATGAATGAGGAGATAAGATAATGGCAGATTTTTTTGATTTTTTAGGAGGAGCTAATCCTTGGGCGGCAGTTATAGGCGCTGGTCTTCAGCTATATGGCGCAAATCAAGCGTCAAGTGCTCAGACTGATGCGGCTCAAACTTATGCTACAAGTGTTGCTGAGGCTTCTAAGCCTAAAACAGTAATCGACCCTACAGGCTCTGCAGTATGGGATGATAGATTACAACAATATGTCTTAGCTCCGTCCGTTCCTATGATGGGACTGTTTGGTGCTAATTTACAAGATGTATATAGACAGAGGGCTATGATAGAGCCTTATATGCGTGACCCTGAAGGCGCGGCTTTGACTAGAATGAGAGAAACTCAAGCGGCTTTAGAGCCTAGCAGGTCTAAAGTTACTGAGGATTTATTAGGCAGATTAAATAGAAGAGGTCTTCTTGGTTCTACTATAGGTGCTCAAGCTACAGCAGAATTAGATGCCGCAAGAGCTGTTGAAGACGCCGCTCTACTACAACAAGCTAGAGGTGGAGTACAGTCAGACATTACTAATTATCTTAACAGAGCTTCTGCTGCTCAATCAGCAGCTTTAGGCTTAGGAGGTCTAGGTCAAAATCTAGCTAATATAGGAATTAATGTTGGAAGTCAAATGGGTACTGCGGCAAACTTAGGTGGTACTCAGTTAATGAACGCACAACAAGCCGCAGGTTTAGCACAAGCACAGCTACCTTATACTTTAGGTCAGCAGATGTTTGGTTATAGACCTGACACCGCACAACAAAATTTATCATTACAAGAAGCCGCTCTTGGGTCGACACCCTCCGGTTTAATGGCTAGGCTTTAGGAGAAATAATTATGGGAATGTTTGACGGACAAGGATTAAATACACCGGCTGCCTCTATTGCAGATATGTATAGAGGTGCGGCTAGGGGTATAGGTAGAGGACTTATAGACCCTTATATGAAAAGTAAAGGGTTTATATCTCAAGAAAATCAAATAATGGACGTAATGAAAGATGTTGACATATCTAGTGTTGACTCAGTATCTAGTGCGTTTAATAAAATTATGGAAATTAATCCTCAAGCGGCGGCAGAGTTTAGAACTCAAGTTTTACCTTTAGTTACTGCTAAACAAAACGAACTTCTAGCACAAGCAAAAGGAACTACTACACCTAAAGACAGACAAACCAAAGAAGTAGGATATTCTTATAAAGGTGTGTCTGACCCTACTAGAACTATGTTAGTAGAGCTTGTAGACGGTAAATGGCAACCTATTATTGACCCTTCAACTAACTTACCATATTCCGAAGATAAATTTGCTGGTGATAGTTATACGGGTACAATACCTGCAGGGTGGGAATCAGTTGAAATAGATGGGGTGCGTACGTTAAGACCTATCAAAGGAGGTCCTGCAGATATAGAAATACAAGACGCTAAAAAAGCACAAGAAAGAGCTAAAGCTAACTTAGCTAGAAAAGCTGATAGGGTTTTAGATATAGGTGGAGAAATGAGAGACTTGATTGATAAGGCTGATGCAGACTTTAACGCACAATTATGGGGAGTTGTTGGTATGACTCAGTCTAAAATACCGGGAACAAAAAGTGCAGATTTAGATGAATTAATAAAGACTATAATCGCCCGAGTCGGTTTTGATGAGCTACAGTCAATGAGGGACGCGTCTCCTACAGGTGGTGCTTTAGGACAAGTTTCTGAAAGGGAACTAGACCAGTTAAATGCTGCTTTAGGTTCTTTAGGAAGAATGCAAAGTAAAGAACAGTTCTTAAGAAACTTAGCAAGAATTGAAGAAGAGTATCAAAACATATTAGACATTGCCTCACAAACTGGAGATGGTAGTTGGGTCCCTAGAGTAGGCAATGGAGATTCAGGTTCAGGTTCAGGTTCTAATTCAGCAGGTATATAATTATGGCAGAAAAAAACACATCAATGTTCTACGAAATGAAAAACATTCAAAAGGAGTTCCTTATTCAGAAATACCTATAGGTGAGTTTGCTTATAGAGTGTGGGAATCTAAAAAAAATCAAGCAAGGAGAGCTAATGAAGTAACTCCTATGGGAATATGGGCTGACGAACAAGAGCTAACTAATGAAGATTTTAAAGCTATGTTAGAGTATAGTAAATCTCAAGACTATTCTCCAACAGATAGAATGATAAGCGATGACTTTATACCTGAAGACTCTAAAAAAAGAATGTTCTTCCAAGGTCAAACTTTTGGTTTTGGTGATGAGATTGTTGGAGGCATTGCCGCAATAAGTGATGTACTTACAGGCAAAACTGATGAGGCTTCTTTTGGAGAGCTCTATACAAAATATAGGGACGAGGAAAGAAGAAAAATACAAGAATATCGAGACGCTAGACCCGGAGAAGCCTTAGCTTATGAAGCAGGAGGAGCTATACTGAGTCCCGGAGGTTTTTTAAAAGCCCCTAAATTAATTAAAAAGGGTGTAGATGTAGTTACTAAAGGAAAGGCTACTAGAAAAGCAGCCGTTACAGGAGGAACTGTAGGTACAGTATATGGAGCAGGGGCTTCAGAAGAAGATACGTTAGGAGGAGTAGCGAAAGATTCTTTAGTTACTGGTGTTACGTCTTCTCTATTTGGAGTAGGTTTTCAAAAGGCTATACCTGCTTTATCTAGTAAGGCTAAAGACGCTATTAAATGGATGGAAAAGTCTGAAAAGACTCCTAGGTTAGAAACTTTAAGAATTGCTAAGAATAAAGCCTATGAATTAGCCGATAAGTCTCCTGCTAGGTTTGGTATTAAAGAATTTACTAAACTTGAACAACAAGCATTAAAAGTTGCTAAAGAAAGCAGATATGAAGAATTTAGTGAAGAGGCAGTAAAGGGGGCTT